AACCTTTTATAAATTTTCGAATAAACCTCAAAGTTAGTAATATTAAAATTTTTATCTTCCCAGTTTTGAGTTATTTCAAACTTGCCCTCTGCTACTAAATTTTCAACATCATCTCTTCCAAATTTTTCAAGGCAAAAGTTTTTTAAATTTCCTAAATATTCTATACGCCAATCTTCTTCACCGATACTGTCTATAAGACTAAAAATATCTTCTATTTCTTTTTCAGAAATAAAATTTTTTACTAATATAACATTGTCATCTATTTTTTTTATTTCAAAGTTATTTTCAATTAGTTCTTTTTCTAAAAAAGCACTCATATTATTTTAACTCTTCTATGCTATATTTATTTCCACTTTCGTCTAACTTATATCCTTCTTTAAGAAGATTTTGCCATTCTTCTTTTTCAATTTTTTGAGCAGCTCTAACTTTGTCCATCTCTTCTTTCCATGCAGCCCTTAGTTCTTCTGGATAATCTGATTCTTCTCTATCATCCCAAAAAGACCCCAGTGTATACCTAATTCCTTTAGTTATTATACTTACTTCATGCATGTTGTTGTGGCTACCATTAAATGCTGCAAGCATTCCAACTTTTGGAGATAGCTCAACATTTCTATCTGGGAACTTTAATAGACCACCTTCAAAATTGTCATTAAGATATAGAAATGCTGCATATCTACTTCTTTCAAATGCTCCGAAATTTCCATGCTCATCTGTATTATCCGAATGAATACGAGCAAATGCTCCTGGCTCCCATTTTTGTGTGTGATATCCTATTTGAGAAATTTTTTCTTCGGGGGTATTATGAACAGAAGCTACAGCTTTAATTATGCCATTTTTAATATCTGAAAATACAGTTGGTGTTAATCCAACCTCTTCTAATTCTGGGTCATTGTCTTGTGGTAATACTGAAGAATATGATTCATAAAAAGATATAGGGGTCCATGAAATCTTTTGATTTTCTGCTTGTTTTTCTAATGCTAGAATAATTTTAGCAGACTCTTCGGCAGTTAAAAAATTTTCATAAACAACTAGGTCTTCATTGATTCTTTTTTTATCATTTAGATTCATGGCTTTTTATCTCCAGTATGTTCTGTAATTTCCCAAAAAAATGGACACGTAAATCTTATGCCACTTTTTATTTCAGTTACTCCATGAATATATTGCATATCTCCTGGGAAAAAATAAGCAGCTCCAACTTTGGGTTTAAACTGAACCCCTTGGTTTGGAAAATATAATTCGCCACCCTCGTAGTCTTCGTTTAAATAAAATAAACTTGAAAGGTCGTAGTTTGGAAAATCATTTGGCAATCCAGCATCTGGCCCCTCATGTAGCTCTTTATCTGCGTGGGGATGTTGATATTGTCCTGGAAGCCATTTTACTATTGTTGCTCCAGTTGGAATAACTTTAACTTTATAAAAATCTTCAATAATTGGCTCTAGTCTTTTAAATAACCCTGTGATAACTGGTGCTATTTTAGGATCATTTTTATTTAAACTTGGAGTTGTGGCAACTCTATCTTTCCAGTAATCTGAATCATATATCACTGTGCCATTTTCATTAACATGGCTTTGTGTTACATCCCAAATTGTTATAGATTTTGCAGCATTTTCTAAAAACTCTATTTCATCTTGAGTCATAAAATTTTCTAACTCAACAATCATTTCTTTCCCACTACCAAACCAGCCAGAAGGTGTTTTAGAGGGTTTTCTTGTTACAACATTATCTAAGTCAGCCATAATTAAATTATACCACCGCTTCTATTTTTAGTATTATCTTGAACAAAAAGCTTTAAAACTTTTGCTTCATGTTTTCCAGTGGTTTCACCTTTTTCATTTACAGCATCTCTATACCAATCTGTCCATTGTCCTTGAGAATTTATTTTTTGTGCTCCTTCTCCGTAAGATTTAATATTTTTTTGTCTTATATCCCCTGGATCGGAAAAATCAACAATATTAATCGATGTATTATTCATTTCAGTAAGTGATATTGGAATAATTTGTGCAATAGGAGTATTAGCTTTTATTAAAATATTTTTATTTGGAGATTTAGCTTTTATGGCTATTGGAAAATCTGTATCAAGCCAAGAAGTGCTAATCAAAGATGACACAACTTCAAAATCATCATTAAAATAATTAATAGGATTTATTGTTAACATGCTAATATTTTCATCAGTTCTAAACACTAGGCCAGTTACTATGCTTACTGTTGCCTGACCTCTTCCAGTATAAAGAAAATCCTTTTTACTAAGGATATTAATATTTTCAGAACTTGTATCATTTATTCCATTCCAGACAAATTCAATGTCTTGTGTGCAAGACAAACTCCAGCCAACCATATTGGCTTGAGTAACTGGAAAACACCTATATGCATGTTTTTCTGGAGTAAGGTCCATCCAATCTCTTTTTATAGACATGGGAGATATATTGATTACAGATTCTGTTTTTTTTTCAACTGATATGTTTAGCATTAGTCTTCGTCTGCACGATACATTTCTGGAGTATGAAACTTTTTGTTGTAATCTAACATAGTGACAATAGAGTATTTTGTTCCAGAATGAACTGGCATTGCCCTGTGTGGATACATGAAATTAGAAGGAAATATAAACAAGTCTCCTGCTTCTGGTTTAATATTTAAATTTTGTAGTCTAAAGTATAACTCTCCACCTTCATAATCATCGTTTACATAGGCTACCAATGAAACTGTGCAGTTATATGAAAAACCGTGGTCGTGATGTTCTTGGAAGTGTTGTCCTGGACCATATTTAATAAAGTTAAAGGCTTCCCAATACTTTAAATCCATAATGTTGTGATGTGCTCTATAGTCTTCAACTGCTTGAAACTGTGCATCATAAACATCTTGCCACAGTGCTTGAAGAGCTGCAGAATCGGGATCTAAATCTTGTTGTATATCAGTTTTTTTAAACTTAAAATCTGAACAGTCCCTGTATAATGGCATAAGCTCTTTATAACCTACATATGCTGGATTCCAGTGGTATTTCTTTCCATCTTTTGATAATTCTCCAATTGGTGCAATTTCTCCTAAAACATTTTCTAGTCTATTAATAACATCAAATTCTTTTTTTATAACATTTTTATATAAAAAAATTCCATTACCTAGATCTTGCTTTTCTGTCCAAGTTTGCATTTTATTCCCCTTATTTATAGTCTCTTTTAGACCAAACTTTATTTTTATAAATACCGCCGTCTGGTTGACGATAAAACTTCATGTTCTCTACCATTTTATCATAAATTTCTTTTTCTTGTTGAATGTGTATTTCTTGTTGCCAACCTTCTCTTTTAAAAGGCAAGATTTGCATGTATGGTGTTCCACCAGGAATAGTTCCTTCCCATCCTTCTGGAATAAAAAATGGAAACGTTCCTAATAAATTAACCTTATCCACATCTACAACACCCGTTGTATTTAAAAATGGAAGATCAAATCTATTCATTGGAGACATAAAAATAGCACTATATCCTTCTGGTAACTCTATAGCCCAATCTGGATACCAAGCAAAATGATCTTTATAAAATCCATAAGGATGTTCAAATTGTGGCATTGGAGGTCTTTTTCCACAAAAATCTTGATACCTTGGATCTAATATTTTAACATCAATAGTTCCACCATCATTTTTAAAAAAAGTAATATCACAAGGTGTTTTCAATATATAGCCACTTGTAAATCCATCTAGTATAGCTGGACATGCTTTCCAAGTTGGTATCTTTCCATAATCATTTTCTGTTCCCTCTTTTGGAAATGGACATATTGTTGATGGAGCATCATAGTATTCATCTGTAATTGGGTTTTTAGCAAACCTATCAGCTTCTTTATACCATTTTGGAATAGCATCTTGAGTTGGACTTGGAGCCGACATACTTTCTTTATTTAGCCATGGCCTATAAGATATAAATTTGATTAAATTTAAAGATATATCAAATTTTTTAACCATGTTGTTTGTGACCTAATTCATTAATATCTGTCATAACTACAACACAATACTTTGTTCCAGATTTTATTGGAAGGGATGCATGTTCATAGATATAGTTTGATGGACAAAGAACTATGTCTCCAACCTTTGGTTTATATACAAGGTTGTCTAACCTTGGAAATTTTAACTCTCCACCTTCATAGTCATCATTAATATATACTACAGCTGATACGGTGCAATTATATGCTGGTCCATGGTCTGCATGAATGTTGAAGTGAGATCCCTTTCCTTCATACTTAACAAAATTAAATGCTTCATAGTATGTTACATTTATTCCCCAGTATGCAGCATAGTCATCTACGCAGTATTTTAACTTTTCGTATATCTCTTGATGAAGATCTATAAGCTCTGCATTGTTTTCATTTCTTGGACCTAAATTTTCTTGTTTATACTTAAAGTCTACACAATCCCTTGCTTTTTTAATTGGAATTGTAGAGTTTGTTACCTGGGCTTCTGACCAATTGTATTCTTTGCCTTGACTCAAATTTGATTCTAAAGTGTTTATATATTTTTTAGAATCTTCTAATGAAAATACATTTTGATAAACATTAACACCTAATGCTAGATTTTCAACTAATATACCATTGTCTAAAGACTTTTTATTTACTCTATTACTTGATGTTTCAGACCTGTCTTTTGTAAACCATTGATTTGAATTTTCATCATTCATAAATGCCCCCTTTATATAATCATACCACAAACCTAAAATTTAATAAAGTTTTTAGAATCCAAAGAATGGAGGGAATTGAGGTGGGAAGAATGGGAAGAATGGTGGGAAGAATGGGAAGAACGGTGGGAAGAACGGGAAGAACGGTGGGAAGAATGGGAAGAACGGGAAGAATGGTGGGGCAACGGTAGCTGGAGTAACAGAATTAGAAGCAGAAGAAGCAATGGATGTTGCAATAACACTATTATCAGAATTTCTTGTTTGTGCTGTTACGGTAAATGTATATGATGTTCCATTTGCTAATCCAGAAACAGTGATTGGTGATGTTGCAGAAGATCCTGTAATTGAACTTGGGGTAGATGTTGCTATATATAAATTATTTGTTGATGGTTTTCCTAAATATGTTGGTTCTGTAAATGGAACACTTGCAGATGTATCTCCTGCACTTGCAGTTCCTATAATTGGTGCTGTTGGTTGACGTCCGTCAGAAGATGCTGACACCCCTGGAATTATTGGCACTATGCAACCAAATCTCCAATAAGAACCCAAGTATTTTCTGCACGTTTAATTAATGTAGCAGATGACCATTGCGCTCTTAACTTTAAACCAGGAGTTGCATTTATAGTTACCCCGCTAGTTGCTACTACAGTTGTTTGTCCAACTCCAGTTTGTAAAATATTAATTTGAGAGCCAATTGGATACGCTACTGATGAATTTAATGGAACAGTTAAGTTGTTAGCAGAAGCATTACTTATTTCCACTAACTTATCTTTATCTGTTAATACTAATGTATATGATGCAGCTTGGGCATTTGTAACTAATGTTGATGGAGCAAAGTCTATTGCTGCCGTTGCATTTCCTACTTGAATCTTTTTATTTGTTGTATCCCAAGAAATTCTTGCATCTGTTGTAGAAGATGTTGTAGATAATGTTAGGTTTGGAGACAATATAGAATCTGACCATTCAAGACCTGTTGCGGTGGCACTATTAGTAGTTAAGATTCTTCCATTTGCGCCTGCGGTTAATATAAGTGGTGTATCATTTGCAGATGCGCTAAGAAGATCTCCTTTAGCATTAAAATCAGCTTTTGCAACTGCTGCAGAAATATCAACGTTATCTATTTGTTCTTGAAGATCATTAATTGTATATGCAATAGATGGGTTTATTAGGTTTGCAGTATTTGTTTCTGCAGTATCAAAAGTATATGACCCATAGTGATAGGCACGTAGTGCTGCTTGAATATCAGCGGCATCTGTATACCCTGGAATTTTTGTTGGAACCAGGGTTCCAATACTCTCAACTGCCATCAAATCACCTCTTTAGAAATTATATCATAAGTATACATATTATGACTCTTGAATTGCTAGAATTGATATAAAGATATGAGTTACAACTTCAGCATTTAAAAGTGCCCAATCTCCATATGGGCCAGAATCTACATCGGTTCTGTGTTCTACTGCTTTTAAATTAATTATAAGATTGTCCCCACCTGCACCAGAATCAATATCAAGTGCTGGAATAGTCATAGATGATGCTATTGGATTATCATGAGCAATACTATATTGAACACTGAAATTATCAGCAGACAATGGAGTTCCAGTAATATCAATAATATTTGCAACTGGTATAACTATTTCTGCCGTTCCAGATGTAAATGTAGTTAAATGATTTTCTGAATAAATAGTTGGGTTAACAGATAGCAATGGAATCCATGTATTTCCGCCAGGTTGAGATACATACTGATACATGTATGCATAGTCGTCTCCTGGTGAAGCATTTATATATAGATCATTTAATATTGGGGTTTGCCCAATTTCAATATCATTTGGATTTCCGATACCCGCAAAAACTTGACTGCCACGAGTTCCAGTTGGACCAATATCAACTAATACTTCAACAATTTCTGGTGGACCTAAAACAGTAACATCATCATTGCTTAATAATACATCTGGCATTACACGGCACCAGTAATATCGTCAGTTACAGTAATTGATCCAGTCAATACAGTTAAAATAACATCTGGGTTTGGAATGGCATTAGTAATTTGAACATCATAAACATATGTGCCAGCAGCAAGAGTCCTTCCAACAGCTGGAGTAATTGTGCAAGTAATAATGTCTGTTGTAGCATTTGCTACAGCTGCTGCTACATATTGAGTTCCTGTAGATCCACGTCTATTTGCAATAGTAAATGTTGCAGTGTAGTCTGTTAAATCATAAGCAGATCCGTTTGATGTTTTTGGACGGATTACAAATTCTGCAGTATCACCACGGTAGTAGTTAAAATTATATGTTCCTGGAAATGCCATTATTCCTCCTATAATATTATACCATTAGGAAACTGATATATATATTCCTTTTAGCATAACAGTTCCTTCGTTGTCGGACCTAACTTGTAGTATACCACCAAAAGCCTTAACGTCTTTATTTTTAACAAAGATAGTTTGACAAAAAGAAAAGTCATAAGAATATTGATATTTTAAATTTCCTAGATACCCCACTACAGAACTTTCTTCATCTACAGAAAATGTTCTAATCCATAGTTCTGTATTATTATTATAGGTTTCTATTTCTAGATCATACCTAATATCAACTTTGGCCCCTAACTGAAATGCCCTAAGATTAATCCTTTTTGCTACTTCATTTAAAAGGGATACAGATTTATTTGGAAGATATTTTTCAACACTTTGTTCTTTATCTATATCTAAAAAAACAGATACCCATCCATCATCTCCTCTTTCTGGACCAATCTTTATTTTGTTATTATTTTTATTTTTATAATAAGCCCATCCTGGATATTGTCCAGATGCACTATCGTATCCTTCTGCCCCCTTACCTGGCTCTCCACGCTCACCCTTTGGTCCTTCGGGTCCTTGTTTTCCAGGATCGCCCTTATCTCCCTTTGGTCCCTGAATTCCTTGTGGCCCAATAGGTCCTATATCGCCACGTTCACCTTGAATTCCTGGAACAGCAACATATTCTGTATTTACTACCTCTTTTACGGTTTCTGAATATTTTTTCTTTTTTGAAACATCTGGAAAGTCCATGCTTTTAGCCATGGATCAATCATTTCTTTACTTTAAATATTTTTTTACCAATTTTAATAATTGGCGGAAGGTTATCTTTTTTTGCTGATACTTTTACTATTGGCATTATAGACCTGGACTTATATCGCCTAATACACAGATAGTTCCAATTACTGGAGTCCATACAGTGTCTGTATCTTGACCACTACCACCTTCAATTACTACCTGTAAATCAAATTGTAGCTCAGCAACAACTGATCGGTATTTGGTTGAGCCCCAATTTTCCGTAATAGATGCTGGTGCAAGAATCTCAACATATCCATCTTCAGCGGTAGTAGTAAGCTCGTCTAAAACATCTCCATTAACATCATAAGCTGTTGCTGTATATGTCCAGTCTGAGGTGTCGTATGCCGTGGCTTCATCATCTTCAAAAAATTCTACTTTTAATATTGCAGTATCTCCACGGACAACAGACCATTGAATATTTACTGGAGAAGCGCCATATTTTTCTATTGTAGGAGCACACATAATAATTGATTATACCATAATAAAGGACTAATCCCAAGGCGCTGTGGGGTGGGGGTTGCAACCTTGGGAAGAGTCTAACTAGATTATATCTTATATTTTTGAAAAAACTCCAGAATATAGACTTTTATAACAAAAAGTTATAATTGAGGTTTAGACAATACGTATATAAAAAGTATAGAATCCAGGGTATTTTGAAATTGTTATCAAATCGTTATAAAGTCCAGGGTATTTGAAGTTGAAAGCCAGTAATCTATAGTGTATACTTAAAATATATAAAGAAAAGAATATACTGTAAATAAGTTTTTAATATATCTTTATATATTATATATAGTTAAAATATCCAATTATTTTGTTTTGCTAAATCATAATATTTTATATATTCATTATTCCAATAAACATCAAAATCTGAAGTGTATGAATAGCAGTCTCTTTCATGATATCCATGTAATGCTGATAATAAATTAAAATCAATTTCTTCGTTATAATTTTTAATTATAGCTGCAAATTCAAAAAAAGTAATATTTACCACTCTGTCATTTCTTATAAACTCTTCTTTTATCCTTATTAGTAAATCATCAATTATTTTTTTTATGGTATAAGATTTTCCTAAAGAAGCCATTGTTCCATTTGGCGCCATACCATATTTTATTTGAGGACCAAGTATAAAGTTATGGTTTTTAATGTTATTTTTAAAAACTTGATTAAGGGGGTTTTGACAAACAGAATCCATGTCAGTATAGAACCCACCGTATGTGTATAAAACGCATAGTCTCCAAATATCTGCCTTGTTTATTGGACTTAAATATTGATAGTAGTAGTAAAGCTCATCGCTATACTCTTTTACGTGTATTTTTCTTGCTTCGGCATTACAATACCTATATTCCCACTCTGGATTTAGATTTTTCCAGGTTAAAGAGGCCATCCTGTAGTCATGCCGTAAATCATCATAGTCTAATTCATAGGTTTGCCAAATTATTTTAGGTATCATGGATCTACCATATATAGTAGTTATTTTTTATTATGATCTGAAATATGTTCAATTAATAGATCGAATATCTTATCAGTTTTTTCTTCAAGGCGCACAACAGAATCTTTTAGGCTGGATCCTGAATTGGGTTTAAGCTCGTTTAAATAATGCTTTACCATCCATTTGATTCCCCCAGCAAAAATTGCAAAAATAGAAAGTATAGATAATACTAACGCAGCCCAGTCTTGTGCAGTCATAAGATTTATTATACCAGTATTTGAGATAATATAATTAGTTTTTCAATTTGGCGGAAATTAAAACGGCGCCGAAATAGAGGTTATACAAACCTTCCCATAGACAACTATGGAAGAAACTTCCAATATGTCTAATAACGGTTATATCCCTAATTTGCGGGGGTATTTAAGTATAAGCCAAAGTCCACTATGGGAATATACTTTAGTAGCTTTATATCGTCATATAGCTAGAATGGTTTGTTATAGGATATACTTTGTATATGTCAGATGATGTTAAGGTTTGGGATTTATTTAATGGAGATAAGACGCCAGAGGAAATTTCTATGTCCCGCCTCGAAATTTGTAAAACCTGTGAATGGTTTAGACCTAAAACCCAAACATGTAAAAAATGTGGATGTTTTATGAAATTAAAAACAACTTTAGAAAAAGCTAAATGTCCTATTGGCAAATGGTGACTTGCAATCCTAAAAAGTTTTTGATATACTTAATGTAAACCAACTAAGGAGAATAAAATGACAAAAGATGAAATTTTAAAAATGATGCTAGAAAGTATTAATAACGATAATCGTCAAATTTGTATAAGAAACCAAATGCCTGAAGATCAAATTGAAAAGTCGATAAAAGAAAGCCAAGCACCTTTGATGCTTATAGTAGAAAGTCTATACAATAAATTGAAAGAAAAGAATTTATTAGTATAAAGCTATTCAGCTAAAGGCTTTGATGAGTGGGATTCTACGCAAATGCAACCAGAGCAGCATAGTCCTTCTTGTGGTGTAGTGGTTTCTTCAGTCATAGGTTTATTATATCACTTATTATGATCAGATTCTGATTTATGGTTACAGCTATTGCAGCATGTGTCTGTAAATATCTTTACCGCCAGATTTTGATGTTCGAATTGAAATTCTTTATCCCAGGCAGATTCTGAGTTATGATGTGGAATACATCCTTGTGGGTTCCAGCTGAATGGAAGTTCTTTTTTATCTTCCCAAAAAAAATCTGAGCTTTCTAAATTGTCTAATATAGCCATAGGTTAATTATAGCGTATACCCTGGAAATCTGAAAAAATTTCTATTTTGAGAAAATCTGAATATTTTTGTCAGATGTATGATACACAAATTGAAAAATAAAATATAAAATAATTAGTGAGCACACTAGGGGATCTCTCCCCATAGCCTACTTATCTAACTTAGTTCCTGTAATGAAACCTTGAAATCCCATGACATCACAATTAAAATTTAATCGTGTGTGCATAGGAGTATTCTTAGGTAACTCTACTAGGAAAGTTTTTACTGATTCAGCGTCAGGTAAGTTAATTTTCTTAACGTTGCCGTTGAAACTTGTGAGTGTAACTATCATTCTAGCCCTCCATTCTTAATGTCTTTAATCATCATAACTACCATAGGGATAGTTACTGCTAGTAGTGCTAATTGCACTAGGCTTGTTAGTAGTCTATTCACTTAGCATCTACTCCTCTAATGTTGTAGGTAAAACCTTTACCTAATTTATTTAATTCTGCGATAACCGCAAGAATTTCCTCTGGCTTGTTAGCCTTTTGGTCAACGGCTAGCAGATAGCTACCTTGCCAAATTGAATATGTAATAGTCATAATTAGTTAACCTTTCTTGAACAATTGAATGAACCGCTAACAACGCTAGCGAATGCGGATAGGGGAGCACCGTTTTGGTAACGGATTTCCTTATCGCAGTTAGCGCATATAGTAATGGCTTCTCCTGCGTAAGGTAGTTTAGGAGTATGTAGTGAATTCATATTGAATTCCTTTCTTTTAATTCGTTAGCCTTGTGCTAACTTTTTCCTTGACCTAGGTTATTTGCTCTTGCGAGGCTCACTAGGATTTTTCCTTATTTAGTTTTTCTTACTCCGTAAGTCTAACACACTTACCCTGAAAAGTCAAGGCGACACGCCGTGTCTTTTGTGTGATTTAGACCACTTATTTGCTACGCTCATTCGAACATCTGTTCGACTTATTTGGTAGGCTCATTAGCCAAATTGTCCTTATTTAATTTTCTATACTGCAAGTATAACACACAATACCTCAAAAGTCAAGGCGACACGCCGTGAATGACACCGTTGTAATTAGTGATATACACCACACAATAGCTGGACATTTGAGGATCTTTTGTCTAAAACTCGGGGTTATCCACAGGGTGATGCATAGGCTGTGGATTGTTGTTCATCTGTTGTTCATCTTCAAAACCTGCGACACGCCGAAGAAATGTCAGTGGTAGGTGTTAGACTTACAGTATAAAGAAAGTCAGAAAAGGTTTCTGAACTAGAAAGGAGTCAATATGACTCAAGTAATAAATATTGGATTAGCACTAGGTATATCTGGTGCGTTAGAAAATCGTATCATTCACGATTGGAATAATGGTGGATGTAAATCCGCTTATGGTCTTAGCGTTTCACAACGCAAGGCGTTAATTAAAATTCTATTCTCTGCAAATGCACCTAAGTGTGCTTGCGTTAATTGTCTCTAAGAAAGGATAACTAATGAGTAAATTAATTTGTTGTTTTTGTGAAAAAACTTATTCTGCTGGAACCATATTTTGTGGTTTCTGTAATGAATATAAAGGTCTGATGACTATTGAAAATTTTGATAAAGTATATGGAAGGTTGGTGAAATAAATGAGCACTTTTGTAAATCTTGATTCCGTTTGTGGAAAAAAATCTGCGTCAGTAGATATATTTGATTTGGATGCAAATCCAGATGGTGTTGTGTGTTGTGATAATTGTAAATCAATTTTAATTTGTCGTAACGCTTGGAATTATTTATATAAAAATAAATAAAAATAAAATTGCAGAAAATAAAAAGCTGCAAATTTTTCTCGGCGCTTTCGGGCGTGTCGCATGTGTTTAAGATCACAAAAAAACTTTTCCAAATTACGGCGTGTCGATTTGCTTTTTTGAGATTTTTATGTTAGACTTACATAGTAAGTAAATAAAGAAAGGAAGTCCTAACTATGGGATATGTTGAAATTTTTAGACTAGATGAGCAAGGTGCTGGGTGGGTAGATTTATCTCAAGCCACTCCAGACGAGTTGCTTAATATAGAAATAGCCCTCTTTCAAGAAGGCGCTTTGTGATATAAATCACACCCCCAACCCTTCTGATATGGGTCAAAATGTCAGTGCCTAATGATAGGATAGTCTTATCAATAAAAAAGAAAGGAAGTCAAAATATGACTTACACTATAACACTAGAAACCTTTAATGGTTCTACAAAAAAAATCAACCTTGCCTCAAAGGGTGCGGTTGCTAAGTTCGTAATGGAATATCCTCAGCAGTTGCCAGTTGGTATTTCCGTAAAAATGTCTTGCGACGCTCTAGGGCTTCGTGGAACAATTAGAGGAAAGGCGGTCCTCAATAATGGTTAATTCAGTATTGTCTATCGCTTGTGATGAATGTCTAGGTCATGGGTATCTTTTTTTTGGAGATGCTAATGACTACTCAGTGGAGTCTTGTCAGTGCCAAGATGTAAACTTATTTAATACACCCGAAGCAAACTAAAGAATAGGAAATAAAATAAATGATAACACTAAACCACACTATAAACCTTGTTACTGAAATTGACGAGAACAAGATACCTGACCACTTGTTGGGCGTTCTTGTAAACCTTAGCGAAGTTCAAATGGAAATGATATTGCGTCAGACTTTTATTAGCGCTATGGAAACCGAAGGTTTTTTGGAAGCAATCAACAAAGATAATTCATGGGCTACTGTAAAGGTGGTTAAATAAATGATGACTCGTAAAGACTATGTGTCTGTTGCTAGTATTTTAAATTCTTTTAAAAGTGAAATTGATGAATTAACTTTTGAAGATATGATTGATGAGTTTGGAGATATGTTTGCTGCAGATAACGAAAGTTTTAAATTTGATAAATTTTATGCAGCCTGCACCAAAACAGAATTGCAAGAATTAGAATTAATGCAATCTGGAACTCGTTACAATAAAAATATATAAATAAAAAATCCTGAGCACGATCTAAAACTGCTCCCTCCAATTTTTGGGGCCCGAGGGTTTTCCACAGGCTGTGGATAACTTTACGTTGTATGTGATTTTTCTCACAAAGTTTGAGCGTCTCACTATTTGGAATTACTCGCTAGTAATTTGATATTTTTAGTTTAATAAGATAGACTTACATAGTAAGAAAAATTAAATAGTTTAAGAATTACGGCGTGTCAGTTATGAATTGTCAGCCCTATATGCTAAGATTATTTATATCAAGAAAAAAAGAAAGAAGGTTGGCATATGTCAGCAAAAACTTACTCAATAGAAACTCTCCTTGAAGGAAAAGTTTATCGCTCACTCTCTCGTAAGATTGAGGGAATTATTCAAGAAGCAGAAAAGCGTTCAGAGGTTTGGTATGGTGAAAACTTCGAGGCTTATCTCGTGCGTGTTCGCCCTCAATTCTCTAGCACAAGTGGATTGACTTCATTCAGTTATGGAAAAGATTTCTATGCGACTATCGCAGTTAAGGTTGGTGAATAATAATGGGAAACTTATTTGATGAAATTGGAGATTGCTACACTTGCTACGATAGTGGAGTAATTGTAGAAAACGATATGGTAACAGAATATTGTGGTGATTGTGAAAAGGGTCAGCACTTGTTTAGTGAATTTGCAATATGGTATAGCGAAAATGAAATGAACGAATATATAAAGGAGAATGCATAATGGAATACTTATACGCAGTAACCGCAACCTATGACGGAGATTTATCTCCTCATTGGGTTGGTCGCTATGATAATGCACTTGACGCAGTAAGCGAATTTAATAAATTTGTAGACCACGGACTTGCTAGCCAATTTGCAACAATTAACCTGTCAGAGCCTTCAGGTAAGATGCATACTAAGATATTTTATTCTAATGGAAGCGTAGGGGGAAAATAATATGGGAAGCGTAACAGCACTAGGAATTCAAGATGAAGTATTAGATTTGGAAACTCAGATTTTATATCACTTAACAGGTAATCACTATCCACCAGTTCCAAAAGAAATGGTTAAGCCTTGCATAGATGCTATTGATGCATACTATGATTCAGACCATGACCGCATGATTGATATGCCTATGGTTGGTGACTTTCAGATTCTATACCGTGGAGAATTGCAAGCACCTGCGTGGGCTATCATAGAGCAGCACCACTTAGAATTTTGGCTACCAGAATACGAGGACTAAATAAATGGCTGCTATAATGAAAAACATGGAATTGAAAAAAGTTGATCGGTTAAAACCTTATGCACTAATGCCAGGAGATATAATTTCATATGATGAAAGAATTGTAGAAGTTATATCTATCTCAGAAGATAATGATGGAAGCTTTTATTTTGTTGAATATCAAGATGACTTTGGTGAAAAAGATGTTGCACAATTTCACTATGCAGAATTAATTGATTGGTTTGTTTACGTAGAATAGCTCCCGAAAACCCGAGGCCTAGACTTTTTGGGCCATTACGTCTAATTAAGATAGTTGACATTTTTTCCCATATCTGCTAAGATTATTATATGAAACAGCGAAAAACCAAAGATGAATTACGTATCCTAATGGAATTACGTAGGTCTAATGCTGCCTCCTCGATCCCGTCAAAGAAAAAATACAATAGAAAGAAATGTCAGTCCCTAATGCTAGAATTAAAGAAAGAAAGAGAGTAACCCACCATGACTAAACTACTTAGAAGCAAAGATAGGAAAGTAACTAATGCCGTCTCACCAAATGGAAAAACAGCAACAATTGCCAACACTTTCGGTTTACCTGCTGGAAAAGATTTCTCGTGCCCTGGTGCCACTAGTGTATGTGAAAGCGTATGCTATGCAGGAAAACTCGAAAACCTCTTCCCTGGAGTAAAGAAAAACCTCCTACACAATTGGGAATTAATAAAAAATGCAGATGAAGAAACTATGGTTTCTTTATTGTCAGTAATGATAGATGAATTTATTATTGACTGCGATAAGAAGAAAGCTCCTAAACTATTCCGCATTCACTGGGATGGTGACTTCTTTAATGATACTTATACTAATGCATGGAAGACAGTTATAACTAATCATCCCGAAATTCAATTCTGGGTATATACACGTGTCAGATCTGCCGCCCTTATATTGAACGGAATAGATAATCTATCTTTATACTATTCAACAGATAGTGAGAATAAGGCTATAGGTATTGACCTTAAAGTTAATAATGGTATTAGATTAGCATACCTTGCCAAAAATTTTGCAATGGGTCAAGAAGACATGAAAGCACTAACGGGAAAGGTAGGGGCAAAGTGTCCTGAAAATAAAAAAGCAATTCCACTCATATCCACCGCTGGTTCCGCTTGCGTTTCTTGTAGTTTGTGTGTATACTCGAAAGCGGACATAGTTTTTTCCTCTAGTAAGAAATAGGGTAAATAAATGACACTCACAATTCTAAGCATATTGTTACTAGTCCTATTATTCTCAGGACTTGGACATACTAAGTAAAAATGTCTAATGTGATATATCTCACACAGATAAGCGTCTCAAAATGTGAGAAATGTCAGAAATAACTTGATAATGTCAGTAGGAAATGTTAAACTTAATATATCAACCAAACGAAAGGAAACACAATGTCAGTAGCAACAGCAACTTACAAAGTAGGAGATACCTACACAACACAAAAGTCAAAGGTAAGCGGAGTAATCACAGAGATTACACCACAAGCCAATGGTAATGTTCGTGTCAAGTTAGATGTAAATGGCTCAACCCGTTACACAACTTGGACATCAAAGTAATTAGTCAATAGACTAACTATCCTGAGCATGATGTAAAACTGCTCAACACAATGTCAGACCTATCCCCTATACTATAAATAACCCACTAAAGAAAAGAGAAAAACAAATGGCAAGAGGCAAAGCAATAGCAGTAAAGATACCAACACAGCGTATAATTGACGCACTAACTCAATCACTAAATAAGTTAGAACTTGACTACACATCACAAGAACAAAAAGAAGCAGAATACCAAATTGCTTACAAGGCTTGGCAGACAGAACTAGCAAATTGGGCGGTAGCCAATTTCTCAAAGGCTGAGAATATCAGAACTAACTATCGTTCTTGGAATAATCAACTTAATGTTGATTTTGACCTTACTACAAAAGAAAATGCGTTTCCTGCTGAACCCGTAAAGGATTTTGATACAATCCATCAGCACAACTATCGTGAGCAAAAAGAGGAAATCTCTAATGCTATCCGTATTCTAAAGATGACAGATGAGGAAACAGTTTCCACATCAACCTATCAAGCGGTTGCCCGTTATCTCTAAATAGTTTAACAACCTGAGCATGTTGTAAAACTGCTCAACCAACCACCACAAAAGAAAAGGAAAACAAAATGACATTACAAGGATACACATACCAACTAGGTGATTTATTCACAACAAGCAAGACAGGAGTTACAGGGCGTATTTATTCTTTCGCTCCACAAAGCAACACAGTAACTCGTGTAGGTTTGCAATTGGCAAATGGTTCAAAGCGTTTTGCTATGGTTAAAACAACCAAGTAAATAAATGTCCCTGCCAGTGCTATAGCGAGGCATACAATTCCTGAGCATGAATTAAAACTGCTCCCTTTTGGGCCCGAGATCGAGTGGCCAATATCACATGTATTACGGGTAAGCTTTAAGACCCCTAGGTTGCAAATGTCAGTCGCTCCTGCTAGAATTATATTATAACCTACAGAAAGAGGCCCCCATGGACCAGATGACCACAACGTTTGCAGCAACACAAGAATATCTTCGTTCTCAGATAGATGAAAAGACTAACAAGATTATTCAATTAGAAAAAGCGCTAGAAGCAGCACGAGACATTAATCGTAGCAATGCTAATGAAATGAATAACACAAGAGACGCAATTCAATCCTGGACGCTAGAAGAGTTTGAGAATGGTCAACTTACAGAATCACAAGCAGAAGAAATTGCAGGCATATGTGGTTTTGAATTAACTAAAGAAGTTGAAGTTGAAGTTACTGTTACATATAACTTAACTGTTACCGTTAGCCCTAATGAAGATGTTGAATCAATTATAAATGATATTGATTTTGATACCGTCTCATACAACGATGATAATATTTCTTACATGTCATCTAATGTTGACAGAATAGATTTTTAGTAGGGGGCTACTATGAGAAGACCTATCAGATGTCTTTAAACTGGGTAAGGGCCCTGAGCACGGCCATGTAAACTGCTCACTTTTTATTGCAGCTAAATCTCGGGGCCCATGTGATCAAACTCACATTTAAGAACAAGCTATATTTTCCCCATATCTACCTATACGGCTTGACATATGTCTGCCCGTCCTGTTATACTTGAGATAACAACAACAAAAAGGAGAAAAATACCTATGGCACATGACCTAGAAAGTCAAAATGGAAAAGCGTCTTTTGCGTCTTTCCGTGAACCTGCATGGCATGGATTGGGAACTGTATTCACAGAAGAAAAAAACACCACAGAAATGCTGGAAGCAGCAAATCTAAATGGTTGGAATGTTCGTCTGCAAGATATGGAAATTCCATCTACACTAACAAGCGATAAATCATATCAATATGTTTTACGCACTAACCCTACTAATAATACCCAGACAGATGTTTTGGGAATTGTTGGTGAGCGATATGTTCCACTACAAAATGAAGATTTATTTTCATTCGGTGATAATATCCTAGATGGTGGTGGACGTTGGGAAACCGCAGGTTCAATCAAGGGTGGGCGTGTTGTATTCGGCTCTCTTGCATTAGAGCGTGAGACAATCCTAGACCCTAGCGGTGTTGCAGATAAGGTTAAAACTTATCTACTTATTAACACATCACACGATGGCTCAATCGCTATTCAAGCAAGCATTACACCTGTTCGTGTTGTGTGCGCTAACACTCTCAACCTTGCACTAAATCAAAAGAAAAAGAAAAATGGTGTCAAGCAATCTTTCAAGATTCGCCACACTCAGACCGCAGAAGGCAAAATCCAAATTGCTCGTGAGACTTTGGGCATGGCTAATGCATACATGGATGAATTCGACATCATGGCTAAAGCGATGATTGAGAAGGAAGTTTCTGCTAAGCAATTCAATGACATCATTCTTGCGGCATATGCTAAGCCAGATAAAGATACTAAGGGTGCTATCAAGAAATGGGAAAATAAAGTTGACATCATCAATGATATTTATACTGGTGAATTTAACGGAATGATTGCGGGTAATGCGTGGGGTGCTTTCAATGCACTAACCGAACGCCTTGATTGGTATCGTTCTGCTCGTGGTGGTTCTAATGAATCAATCCTTGCAAGTGCAAGTGGTTTTGACCCTGCTATCAATGCAGAAAAAAATCGTTTGCTAAAAGTTGTTCAGAATGTTATGCAACTAGCATAATAAAAATTCCTGAGCATGAATTAAAACTGCTCATCTTGATCTGTTAGCTCAGTTGGTTAGAGCGCTACCCTGTCACGGTAGAGGTCGTGGGTTCAAGTCCCATACAGGTCGCCAGGAATTCGGGCCCGAGAATTCTAACATTTTTTTAAGTATGTGATTAAGATCATATGACATTTTTCCCAGTTTTTTATTACGTAAGGTTGATATTTATCCCATTTTGCCCTATACTTAATATATGACCACAAAAACAAATGAGAAGACCATAGCGCAATTAGTAGAAACCATATATGAGGATAATTACTCTCATATTGAATTCATGGATAATATGGGGGGAGATTGTGATTGTCAAATCCACTCTACCCTTGATACTATCATAAGGTATTGGTAATTATGTTAGGATATGAAGTATATGACCAAGAAGAAATGGTTGTTGCATTAGATAAAGTATTATCTAGTATTGATTCAGACCCCGTTTTATATGAGGGTGTTTGGAAAGCAAGGGATTTAATACAAGGACTATGGGCAGAAGGGTATTTTGACTAATGTCAGTAGCACCCTATATACTTAATAATGACCACCAACGAAAGGAATACTAATATGAACCTAAACGCACTTAAAGAATATATCAGACTACACCTAATAAGCCTAGAGCAAGACATGGCTACAATCAAGAAACAATTTCAAGAATCTGATGAGGACTACGAGGATACTATATTAGAAGATGTCCTAATCCTAGACGGACAGATACAGGCTACATCTCACCTTTTATCAGTTGCCAATGACATGGCTAATAATAAATATGCAGATAGAGGATAATCATGGATAAATTACAACCACGATTACAAAAAGCGGTAGATGTAGGTATATCAGGTCTTGATATTATTCATGGCGAACTAAAGCATATGATGTTAGAGGCAGAAGAAGGTCTTAACATAGCACAGGCTGAGGAAGATGAATCAGGCGAAGCAATGGATTCAATGGAACGTAAATACTGGGAAGGACAATTAGACGCTCTGTCTATTGTATATGAGTTAACATATAAACTATCATTTGCAATAGGAGATAAAAATGGATAACTTTATTGAAATGACCTTTGAGGAAGCAGATGAGAAGTTTAGATTCATGGTTAATAACTATGATGAATATGCTTCATTTAATGGTTTGATGTTTGAGACCTATGGTGATGAAGTAGAGTATGTTAAATCTATTTTGTCTTCATCCCCTGACAGAGTGTGGACCTTTGGCGATGGTGACGACGGTGGTGGCTATATTTGGAATGGTTGGTCTTTCGTTAACCGTATTGGTTATTTTATTAGTGAGGTTCCTTGTCCAGCTGACACTACTATACAGATTATGGTTTCTGAACCATGCTATTTTTGTGAGACCTGTGATACAGAATGGGACGACCCTGATAATCTAATCAGAGATATGTTCCAAGAGTGGGATTTGGATAAATGTCCTAACTGCGCTACAATTGAAGAAATAGAACTAGTAGGATGGAAGGCCCAATGAAAACAACCTATCTTATTGAACTGTGTGTAGATGAAAAATGGTTTAAGGCCATAGATGAATTCACTGCTAATGTGTATGAAGGCGAAACATGTGAATGGATTCGTGTAGACGCACAGACAGAGGGTGAAGATGAAGATCAAGACTAATAGACTTGATAAACGTTTAAGCGATTATACTTTTGATGAACTATGCGAGGCCATATGTGAATGGTGCCTAGACCCAGAAATGAACATGTCTGAGTATATGTGCCCTACCTGCTATAAGGACGATGAACAAATCTGCACAGAGTGTTGCGGATGTTATGATGGGGAGAGAGAATAATGGGAGCACGTATTAATTATATATTCAAGAACAATGAGGGGCCGCATGTGGTTTTATATAGCCATTGGGGTGAGACTGAGTGGAAGACTGATATCGCTGCAGCGCTAGACCATGCACGTCCAAGGTGGGGCGACGAATCATATCTGACACGTATGGTTATTAGTTATCTTATCCAAGACCAACTGCTAGACCAGCACGGTTTTGGTATTTATGCTATTAGTGATATTGAACAAGACCTAGGCGACACTACAATTATTATTGATATTAATCAAGAGACTGTTATTGATATGGGTAACAAGGTAGACTGGGATTTATTTGTCCAGGCCTATGGACCAAAGATCTTATCTGAGCAGACGGTGTAGGGTCACACCGCAAAAGGTTGAAGGGCGTATTCTGTGGTGGGTTGCGCCCTTCACCACTTTTTGATATAATGAAATGAGGGGGGGATATGAGAAGCATTAGACTTGCTATGAGCAAGGAAGAAAAAGTAGCACTATCTATATCTAGACTATTATCAGATTTCTCTCTAGACCTAGAAGCAATCGGATATTATTTAGTAAGAGCAATACCATATACAGTTTATCGCAGGGCACTTGAAGTATTAGAATCAGCAGAGTATAATAAAGAAGTATCAGAATACGACACTAGGGGAAAGAGTTATCATGACAGACTTCGATAATAAATGTGAAATACTTGGACAGTTTTATTCTCAATACAGAGAGGTGAAAGATTTCCAAGACTTCATGGAGTTTAATGATTTAGGTTTACCATTAGCATATTTTGTATCAGAAAATTTATGTGAGGTTTCAGATGATGGAGTTAGATATATAAATGAAACATATGATTTGTTTATTGCTTCATTGGAAATAAAAGATACAGGGTTTGCTAATTTGGAAGATGTATTTTTAGCAGCAGAGAAACTTAAAGAGTAGTAGCTGAGGCCCCTGCGGGGCCCCGAGATTTTGTTTACCAAACCTTAAAACCTTATTACGATAAAGACATTACGATCCCAAACCTTATTTTCCAGAAATACATTAAGAACCTTTTCTAAAAAATCGCTGAAAGTTTTCAAACCTTATATAGGGTGTATAATGTATATATGAGTCCAAGACATTTTTCTAGTAAGGGTGGACCTTATTTCATTAATGATGGTTTTACAAAACAAAACGATCATATACCTACTACCCCTAGTGTTTCTTTTATAGATAAGGTTAAAGCTTTCTTTAAGTCCCGCCGAGGACGCAACAAATAATCCTATTAGACATTACGATCGAGGCCAAAAAATCGCTGGAAGTTTTGCGGGATCCAGAAATCAATACACATAATACCCCCTATATAAAACAATAGAATATCAAACCTTTTCTCCTGGTTTTTAAATATTTATCAAACCTTTATATATTTTTTCCTGGTTTTCTGGGCAAATTTGGATATTTTTTTATAGGGTTTTAAGGTTTGGTATTTGACATATAAGGTTTTATATGGTAGGGTTTGGCCGCTAGACATTACGAAGCGCTTTGTCTAATCCCCATAATCACCCACTTTCCTCCCTTTCAAACCATTCAAACCATATATTAAAAATATCAGTAAGATTTATATGTGGATAACTTGTGGATAACTATCATATTTTAACCTATTGACATGTGGATAACTCTTATGTTATGATGGGTATATGAAACCTTTTCTTATTATAATGCTAGGACTATTTCTTTTTGTTAACTACATGGCATATCTTCAACATCTACGTATGACTCAATAATTCCAGGGGATAAATATCTCTGGCTATGGGTCATATCTGGCATATCTGGGATGTATTACTACTAGGGGTTATAGTGCTTATTCTTGACTTTCCCCCGAAAAATTGAGATAATAAGATATGAAATCAAATAGAGAGGCAGCCTTAACTCGTAGAGACAGGGTTAAGCCAAGAAATGTAACAATGCCAAAAAAGGCAATGAAGTTATTAGTTAGATTAGAATATGCAAGAAACTATAAAGATAAAACAAGATATAACAATATATTAAAAAAGTTAGTTGATCAATATCCAGAATATGCAGAGTCTATAGAAAAGTTATATTGGAGATAAATGACTACAACAAGACATCAAAAACCAAAGCTTTGCAAATACAGAAAGCATGACTGGGAAGGTGAATACATAAATGGTTGGCTTAACATTAACTGCACTATATGTAAGGTAAAGAATGTATCGTATTACCTATCTAAACGTGAACTTGAGTGTATTGAAAAAGGTTGGTGGACAGTAAATGATCTGCATATCCGTGTTGATAAAAAAGGAAATGTTATTGATGCAAAAGGTAGGAAGAAGGTTACTAAGGCTATGCTAGACTCACTTCCAAAGATTGATGTATTTGACGATCCCGCCAAAAATTGTTATAATTGATACATGAGCCTTGATGATATGATGCTAAAAAAAGAAATAGCCGAGCTGTTAAACAAAGAGTCTTATCGTATTTGGGATAGTGCCAAAGTGATTAAGAACCAAGACTACCATGATGGCCTAGTTAAAGGTCTTAAGATGGCTTCTCAGTTTGTGGCTAAGTTAAATGATATATAAACTTATTGGCATTGTCTGTAGGTTTAAAGGCCATGTGTTGGTAATGGCTGGTAGCTGTCCTTTTACAGGATCAACATATCAATACTGTGAAAGATGCCATGCAATGATTCCTATGCAGGAGGTAGTATAAATGGATTGCTCTAAATGCGGTATGGAAAAAGAACATCTTGAATATTGGATCACTCATCAGACCATGCAAGACAACACTATTTGGTGTGTAAATGTTAAGGATGGATTTATAGGTGGGTCTCAGACACAAGGGTGAACCGCCTCACGGCACCCGTTCAGGATATGATTGGCATAGACGAGACATGAGGCAAGAGCCCTGCTACGAATGTCGTGAAGCAGAGGCAGCATATTGGAGAAATGAAAGAATCATTAGAGGCCATGTCATTCGTGCCAATAACCAAAGAAGAAGAGCCAAAAGATATAAGGCTTTGGGGTTAGATAATGAAATGGTTAGATATACCGAAACCGAGATATTAGAAAAATATGGAACCCTTTGCCATATATGTAATCTTGAAATAGATATGAATGCACCAAGGCAAGTAGGTAGATTAGGTTGGGAGATGGGGTTACATTTGGATCATGTATATCCGTTATCTAAAGGTGGGGATGATACTATAGAAAATGTAAGGCCTTCTCACGGTAGGTGTAATATTATTAAATCAGCTACTATTTAACTTCCCCGCATATTAACCAATATTGCCCGTGTAGGGCAGGGGAAGGTTTGCTTGTCTCTATTTTGGCGCCGAAGTTAAAAACCATTTTTTTGGCTTAACTTTATATTATTTTATTGAAAAAATGACCAGTTTATCCACATGGTCAGGTGGTTATATTAAGAGTTATTTACTCTGTTGGTGTTAATTTTGCAAGTTCTTCTTGGTGAATCACAATAGCGCTATCAAGGATTGCTAGAGCGTCATCAGCAAGCTTTATTGCTTCTGCATTATCTCCAGCCATCTTCTTGTTGATTGTGTGTTGGTAAGCTTCTGAGGCAAACTGTGTTAGACGCTGATCAAGAATTGACTTCTTTTGTTCGTCTGTGAGTAGTGATGAGTAGTCCATTTGTTTCTCCTTAGTTAGTTTTTAGGCTGCGCCTAAAGTTGTGATTGTTCCTGATGAGCCTCGAAATTTGAGTGCTCCTGCTTCTACATATAAGTAGCCACCAACTCCTGAGTTAGCAGCAGGTGCTGTAGATGAACCTAGTTCTAGCCAAGCATCTTTAGTTACTGCAGCAAGAACCGTCCCAGCAGAGTTCTGCCACTGTTGAAGGTTGGCAGTTCCGCCTGATTCCTGTCTGACTACTATACCCTTTGAACCAAATTCATTTAGAATATTTAGATTAGCGCCTAAGTCTGTGCTTCCTCTGAATATTCTTCCGCCTGTTGAATATAAGTCGCCGTAGGAATTAACTTTAGCAAGCACAGTCCCTGCAGAGTTCTGCCATTCTTGAAGGTTGGCAGTTTGAGAGGCTGCGGCTTTGACGACTAGACCTACATTGGTTGTGGTTGCATTAGTAACTGTTAATTGTGCTCCAGTTGTTTGGGCTGTTCCAATATTTAATAAAAGTCCATTAAAACGAATAGCGTAAGTTCCATTAGAAGCAATACCATTAGCAGATTGCCCTACATTTAAAAAAGCGCCTGTTACGCCACCATTTTGGTCAACCCTTGCTAGTATGCCTCCTGCACTATCCTGCCACTCCTGCATATTGGCGGTTTGTGAGGCAAACGCTCTTACAACAACATTTTTAGTTGAAGTATTATCATTACCAAAGTATGCCCAAGCAATTCCTTCTGGGGCTCCTTTAATTCCTAAATCATATAATCTTGCTCCACCAAAACTTTTAATATTTGAAAGCACGGTTCCTGCACTATTCTGCCATTGCTGTAGATCGGCAGTTTGGGAGGCTATACCACGAACCACGATTGGACTTACGGCTGCATTAAATGTGGTTGCATTGAGATACCCTAAAGTTCCCGTTGTCATCTTTCCACCTGAGTATGATGTGGAAAGAACACCTTCGGTTGCTGTTAGTCCTCCAGATGAGTTAAAATATGTTATGGCGGTTCCACTTGAGTTTTGAAACTCAAAAAGATTTGCTGATTGAGATGCAGCGGCTTTAACAATTAAACCTTTAGTTGCAGCACTTGCAGTTGTAATCTGTTGCACTCCACCAGTAAATGTATTGGCGGTAGCAAGATAAGGAACACCATCAATTGCTGAACCTGCTGGAATTGTTACTGTGCCAGTAAAAGTGGGGGAAGCAATAGGTGCTTTGGCAGAAATATCTGGCATAGCAGCAAGA